TCTAAAGGTGTGCCACTAGTAGTTGTTCCACCCCATGTATCCATATTCATGAGATCTCCTCCCACTACATAAAATATTTTTTTAAGATTGTGACTACTGTGCGCTCTTTCTACAAGATCCATAATAGTTTCCTCAAAATCTTTATCTATAGTTTCATTTCCTTGTTTACCAAAATGAATATCTTGTAATGATAATATAGCACACACATCTTTTTTACCTTGACTTTTAATCCTTTTAACTGGTGTAAACTTCTTAGGCTGCCATTTTTCAAGCAGTTGCTCTATGTGAGCTGTATCATTATTTTTAAGTTTTGTAATTAAAGCTGATATACGCCAGTGATCTGACATTTGTTTATTCCAATATTGTGACAACTTCCATTGTGTTGTATCAATATTTAATATTTGTATAATTTCTTCAGCAGATTTAGGTTCTGTATTTGAGATTCCAGTAATCTTTCCTTGACCTTTTTCAATGTCATATGATGATGTACAATCATCTGTAACATATCCCATGTCTTTTTCTTCTTTTTTCTTTTCTCTTTCTTCTGCATATATTTCTTTTTTTATTTTATCAAATTCCTCTTCTGTTATTCCTAATCTTTCTGCACAATACTCTGAATTTTTTTTCCATTTTAAAGCATTTTTTACTTTTTCTTTTAAACTCATAAGATAGCTATATTAATTAGTGTTGCTAATATATAAAAAATTGTTAATAAAAAAAAGAGCCCCAGATGAATATCTAGGGCTCTAGCGTATTTAGTAGAGTAAAACCAACAAAAAAACTCTACGTCCTCGCTATGCTGGGATAGTTACAGTAAGCTGAACTGATGCTACGCTTTCATATACAGCTTCTTCAGCACCAACTGTGTTTCCAAATGTACTTGTTGATAATTTAAATTTATATGTTGTTCCAGGTGTTAAAGGAATCATAGTACTATCAACAGTAAATGTATTATTTAATAAAGGATTTATATTTGCAAATGCAGGTATTGTTTGAAAATCTCCAGATCCTTCAGGAGCATACAATAATTTTATATCTGTAACTGCTGGTTCAAAATCAAACCATATAAACTTAATTGTAGGATTAGGACCTCCTGTTAAATTATCTACAAAAAAGTTTTTAACTGCAAAAGGATATACTGCAGCATTAGAACTAGCTAAAGCAATTTTTTGTAAAAACTGATCTAATCTTTCTCCCCTTCTCATACATAATTCAACAGCCCCTGTAACAGTAGGATACTTTACACACCATTTATCTTCTTGATGGCAATGTCTTACACACTCACTACATGTAATACTTTCACAAGGCTCTGCAGGTAACTTACAAGTTGAGTCTCCATACACTGCATTTGTAGGTATAGTGTAACTTGTTCCTTGACAAGAACAAGAAGTAGATTGATTAGAAGCACATTTTTGACAAGCCATTTCTTTATTTTTTAATTATTAACAATCTGTTACAGCTTTAGCATTAACCCAATACTTACCAGTAGTAATACCATCTCTATCATACTGAGCAACTCTTCTTACTGCATTTGTACTAGCAGCACCTTGTTGTGCGTAATATGCACCATCAACTGGTTGTGCAGAAACTGCTCCAGCATTTCCTCCTGATATAGTTAAATATGCAGGAACTGATGGATCAAATTCAATTCCGGTTGAATTATATAATGGTACAGTATTACTTGCAGTAACAGAATATGATCCAGCCTTAGTACAATTTGTAGTATCACTTGGATCAGTTCCATAAGTTGAAACTGTAGCTCCATTAAGTGTTCCTGTCATAAGTTGAATACTATCAGTTCCTGTAGGACAAGTTACATCTGTAGATATCCCCATACCAGAACTATCAACACCTGTTACACGTTTAATAGCATTACCTAAAAATTCTATTTGATCACCTGCAGAGTGAGCATTAGAATCACTTTCTAAATAACTTTTATCAATAAAAGGTAAAACCCTAAATCCATAGTTATATAAACCAATTATAGTATTTGATGCACCAACAGTAGTTCCATTATAAGGAACCATTTGAGAAGCGTTTGGTCCCATATAATCATTTAAATTAATTGGATTTTTAACACTTCCTGCAGGGAATCCTTTAAATCCTGTTTCTGAAAGAACTGTTCCTGTTAAAGCACCGGCTGTTTGTAATACTGTTGCAGCACTTCCATCTTGTGATCCAGATACTAAAGGAACAAGAATTTGGTTTAAAGTAAACTTTTTATATGTACAACCTTGATCACTTCCCCATGTAGTTCTAGCTGTTCCATTTACATATAATATATCTAGTAATTCATCATAATTTTTTTGATACTTAGCAGTAGGTTGTACTCCCCACCCTTGAGATAAGTTTGCACCTCCATAATTACCTTTAGAATTTACATCACCAATAAAACAAATTAAATATACACTACTAGGAATACCAGCAGATGATCCTGCTGCCCAGTAAGAAGGTAAACTTTTAACTGAAGTATAACCACTTGCAACTGTTATACTACCAGACCCACCAGCTTTCATATCAACCATTGCTTTAGTGTAATCTAAATAATCTCCAGAATTACTACCACCTACAGGTACATAGTTTATAACACCTGACCAATCAGGACAGTTATCTTGAATATCTGTTTTTACTCTATCTATTTCTGTTTTAATTACTGTAGCTTCATCTTCTGATACTACATTTGTATCTATAAATACTGTAATATCAGTATTACCTTGATTTATTGTAGCCGCATCATTTATAGGAATAGTTATAGTATTAACAGTTCTATTACCTGGATTACCTACCGTGCAGTCTGTTTCTGCATATACTTCTACAGAATCAATTCCTCCAATAGGTCTTGATGCAGAAGGAGTATAATTTAATTGAACAGTACCACCTAAACTACTATCATAAGCTGTATCTGTCGGTAAAACAAAAGATGTTGCACCTCCTAAAGTAGAAGTTGCATTCCATTTTATTGCAGCTGTTTGTTGTGAATATCCAACTATATCAATTGGTATTCTTAAAGTTTTATTTGCAACAACATACCAAGAGTGTCTATCAGGAGAATATGCTTCTGATTTTGCTATACTTGAAGTATCCCCATATTTAGTTCTTACATAAGAAGGTTTACAATCACAACAAAATACTACTTGATCTATACTTTTATTTGCTGTATTAGCTAGTGCATAAATATAATAATTTGTACGGCCATCTTTCTTAATTGCATCTAAATATTGCCAACCATTTTCATTAGAATTCATTAATGTAGTCATACCGCTTGCAGGGTATGCAACATTTCCACAGTTAATACTTGTTGTAGGATTATCACTTATAGATGTAGAATTGAGAACAAATGTATCATCTACACCTGTTTCTGAACTATCTGTTCCTTTATATACACATGGTAATCCTGTTTCAGGACTAAAACCAACTATCCATGCAGTTACTGTTGTACCACTTTTATATGTAGCTAAAGTTATTTTTGTAGATCCTACATCAGCTATTGCTGTTTTATAATCTGTTGATGTATATGAATATGATGTACACACCGGAGCTGAAGTTGTAAATGTAGTTTTACTACAAGTTGAAATATTTCCAGATAAAGATGTTGTTTTAACATATATATCATATGTTGTTCCTGCAACTAAATTAGAAGCTTTTCCAGTTGTAGAAGTTTGTGAAGGAGAACTAATAGTTTGTTTAGATATTGTACTTCCTGCTTGATCTTCAACAATAACTTCATAAGTAGATTTAGATGTAGTGCTTAGACCAGTTACAGAATATGTAATAGCTGTTTCACCTGTAGTTAATAATGTAACTGTAGGACAAGCAGATGTATTTTCTAAAGTAAAGTCCATTATACGTTCACATAAATTAGATCCATCTGTAAATGCAAATTCTATTTTAATTTTAAAATTACTAGTTATATCTAAACCTGATGTAGCTAAATTACCAATTGTAAAACCAGTAGCACTAGTAGATAAATTAGTAATGTTAGCAAATTTAACTACAGTATTAAGAGAAGAGTCTTCTACAGTAATTTTAGTACCTTTTACTTTATTAGAATCCGTGTAACCTTCAGGAATTGTCATAGATGTAAATAAAAATTTAATCCCATTTATATTTCCTGTACCATCTTTTGTTAAACTTAACTTAGGATCATAAACAAAACCTGAACAACCAGTTGGTGTTACACTTGTTTGCAATGTAGCAACTGCTTTTCTCATATCACAAATTGTCTTCCAAGCATTACTAAAAGCTTCTGATAAATTTTTAGGTGCAGAATTCCAACCTGGTAATGTTGACATTACACCATTACCACTTAAACGAGATTCAGCAGATAAGTTAATACACTGTTGTCTAGAAGCTTTTAATACTTCTGAGCTAGAACCTATTGCATTTCTTAAACTACCATAATCCATTTCTAAAGCTGATAATAACTCATGCATTTCTACACGTTGTCCAACTTTATTTGTTACATATCTTGCTAAAATCTTAGGTGGTGTATATACTGATGCTCCTTTTCTTTCTACTGCAACTATTCTATTTTTAAGTTGTGTTATAATTGGTAAGTTTCTAACAACTCTATCTGAATTTGGAGTAAGTAAAACATCTGTGGATGTACTAGTAGTTCCACTAGAACAACGTGAGTCATCTAATAAACAACAAAGTTTTTGTGTCACTAAATCTGCCCAACCACTATAAGTATATTCTGTTGTAGTACCATCTGCTTCAATAAAAGATTCAGTGTATGCACCTGTTATTTCATTTCCTAATGCATCTTGTGCTTGAAGAAGCATTGTGCCATTATCACCTATTGTTATGTTATTAAGATTATCTGTTAATGTACCTACTTCAGATATAAAACATTTAGGTAATGTTACTTTTATATTACCAGGAAGTCCTGGGGGTCCTTGTTCTCCAGGTCCTCCATCTTCTCCTGGTAAACCAGGTATAGTTTCAATAGTGTTAGTTACAATTGTTTCACCAGTTTGATATGTAATAGTAAATGTTCCATTACCGTTATCAACTATATTTGTTATAATACTACCAGGTGCTCCAGCTTCTCCAGCTGCTCCAGCTTCTCCTGGGGGCCCTTGAGGTCCTTGTGGCCCTTGTTCTAGTTCAAGATCATCAATATCTTCAATTAAAACATTTAATGTATTTTGTAGATTAGTTATATTACCAATATTATTACAAGTTGTTTGTATAATATTATTAATAATTTCTGTTAGATCTTGTCCAGGTTCTTGATACTGAACATAACAATTTTGATTTATACCACTTATATCAAAAGAAGCATCTATACCTGTATCAATTAATGTACAAATTAATTCAGCCATTTTTGCAACAACAATGCTAATAGTATCACCGTTGCAAACATTAATACAATTTAAATCTGGACCTTGCCATACAACACAATTAGATGATATAGGTTTACATCCTTGCGTATTTCCAGTACTAAGTGGTAACATAAATTTATTTTTTTAAAAATCTCTTGAGATTACTATATATAATAATATACAAAAGATTTAGTTAGTAACCAAGTTATTCAGATTCTGAAATATCTATACAATCAGCTTTATTAATTGTAAGATCTACTATTTCATCATCTGTAACTGTAATTTTAATTTCTTTTTGAGTGCAAGCACCTGTTGTTTTAAAGCAATAACATACATTTACTGTATGTTTTGTATTAAGTGAAGCATTAGGTATAATTGTTTTTAATATACCATACTTGTCTGTTTTACCAATACTACCTCCATCTAATATTATTTCATAACCTTCTATATAATCACCATTCTGATCACAAACTTTAAATACTACATATTCATCATCTGTTTTACAAGTATATTTTATAACTGTTTCTGTAATAGTTTCTCCTCCCTCTGTAGTGGTTATAACTTCTTCTTCTGTAGTTTCAATACCTATAAAAGTGCATTCATTATCTAAAACACCTGGCTCAACAATATTGCCTGTTAAACTTATATTATCTGCAATTGTTGTAGTTCCAACACCAAAATTAAAAGAGCAACTTGGTTTTTGTAATTGAGAATTTATAGTAGATTCTTGAAAAAAGTATGGTAATTCAAACTGTAAGTTTTGATCACCTTGAAAATTTCCACTTATACTTTCATTTGCGTAATAATATACACTAGGATCAGGAAAAGCTACATTAATACCTTGCCCACCAACAAAAGGATCTACATAATAAACATCAAGACCATCTTTAACAACTACTCTTAACTGAATAGTAGAATTATTTGTTCCATAAAATAATCCACCATTTAAATTAAAATATTGAGATGATGTTCCTAAATTAACTTCAAAACTTTTTGTATTTCCAAAAAATGTAGGAGCTATAAAAGGATCATTATTACTCTTATACATTGTTTCCCCATTAACTATTATTTCTTGGCCACCATCTGCTATTACAGATAAACTTGGATCTTTGTATCTATAAGCAACTGTAACACTTTCCTCTCCTATCGCTGTAAATCCAGGTATTAAAGTAAATTGTGATACAGGAACAAAGTAAGTTGGTGCAAATATATCAGGTGGATAATTTATAGTATCTGTAACTAATGGATCTAATAAAGCATTAAGAGGCAGATTAGCATCATTAATATAATATGCAAATATTGCTTGCGCACTTATTGGAGCATAAAATGTAACTTCTGCATTTCCAGAATTATTAGGTATAAACTCTAAATCTGTTTGAAGTAATTTAATTGCTACATTTCCTGAAACTTGGTTTGGCAATAGTCCAGCATTAACTACATTACCTTCTTCATTAATTGAATCCTGTAGACCACCTTGTCCTGTATTATCACCTACATTAAATAATTGTGCTTGAGTAGGTTTAAATATTGGAGGATATACACAATTATTTTGACATGTATCAACAACATAAATAGGTTCACCTGGAACTGTTATAGTTGTTGTATATGTTACAATAGGAGTTGTAGTAGTGGTTGTTATAGTAGTGGAATCAAATAAATCTGGATTATTTTCTGGTATGGGAAAAAAGTCTTTATATTCATAATCTATTTTAGAATATGTTTCCATTTCATTATCATACCAATCACATATTTCTTTTTTAATTTTAAACTTCTCCATCTGATCTAATGAACAGCAAGAAGCTAAACCAAATCTAATTGCTCTAAATTCTTTGTATATATAATCAGCAAACTTTTTCTCAATATTTATTCTTTGAGTTAAGTCTTTTGAATGCTTATTATATTCTTTTGTATAACCCATAATTAACAATCAGAAATATCACAAGTTATTTTCTTTAATCTATCGTATGCAAAATTATAAAGATGTAAACCTTCTTCTATATTATTAGCATACTCTACTTTAGCTTTTGCAGCATCTATCATTGTTCTAAAGAATCTCATATCACTTAATAATTTCTTTTTAGAAAAAGTAGGTTCACAAGGTGTTATATCTAACTCACATAATTTTTCATGATACATTTTAAGTATTTCTGTAACTCTTAAATAATGATATTGAACAACAACTTTATCATGTGGTTGAACTCTATAAGCTATTGTGTAAACTCCATCTGGAAAAGGTGAAGTGCTTTGATCACAGTTATATGTTTGTAAACCTAAAGCACATGGAGTAAGATTTAAATTAAATCCTGGTTGAACCTCAATCATATAAGGCGCATTAAAACCAGGAGGTGTAATTAATAATTCAGGACATTCTATTGGCAAATTTTCTGCATATTGGCTTGCATCTTTTACACTAAAAATATCACAATTGGTAACGGAGGGTATCTCCAGACTTAATATATGCTTTGCTGCCATAGGATTAATTTAATATAGTACTCATAAATAATATACAAAAAATGAATAGTATATAAAAATAAAAAGGGCAGGAATAGTCCCGCCCTTTTATAAATTAATTATTAATTACTAATAATTAGTTAGTACTTGAAACATAAACACCCATATCTTGGTTGTTAGTACCTGCCCATGCAGCTAATGCATCCCAAAAAGTATCTAATGCAGTTATAGTACCAGCTGTTCTAGTAGCAAACTTTAATAAGTATTGATCATTATCAAATGTTCCTGAAGGATTATTAAATCTTGGTACATGATGTTGTATGTAATAAGACTTGTAATCATTTTGCGTTCTATCAACATAAGTAAATAGATCAGAACCTTGTTCTATCTCTCTCATTCTAGAAGCATTTTTAGTTCCCACTGGGAAATGAAATTGTCTATAAGATTCAGATAAAATAAGATCACGTAAAAGTGTTTCACCAGATCCAATCGCTTGTTTACCATTTGCAGTATGTGCAAAAGTTCCACAAGTAACACAAACATCACCTTGCTCATCTAATACATCAGCATTAGTAATAATGATTGGCTCCATTTCATGATAATCTCTAGGATCAAATGAACAGTTGCCAAATGAAGTGCTAGTAAATGCAGCAGCTAAAGTTAACTGACCTTGGTTAGATGAAGTAATTGAAGTTAATGGAGAACCATAACCAGTTACAAATAAACCATCAGTAGCATCTGCAGTTACAGGATTAAATGAACCACCACCATCAGTAGATTTATTTAAACCTACTTGAAGAAATTGTGACCAAAAAGGATCAGCATTAATTTCATCTGCAATATTAGCTAATACCCAAGTTGGATCTTGATAAGATTCACCTGTAGTACAACACATATTGTTAGAAGAAAATACTTTATACATATTTCTATCCATAAACCTAAGTGCTGGAGATCCTTTAAGATCAACTCTCACCATACCTAATGTTCCACATGGAAAACAATTATGTTGAGCAGTTAATGTAATAGCATCATTTGCACCACCATCTGAAGCTCTTTCACCAACAAAACTTGTATATCTAGGATTTAACACTTTACTTTTTATTGTTTCTTGATATCCTCCCATTGCAGGATTGTTTCCTACAGTATCTGAACCATAGAAAGATCCTTGTGCAAAATAAAACAAACTAGGTATATTAGCATTGTGTGCTTGTAAACCTGTAGTTGATAAACTTAAATTTGTTTTAGGATCAAATATCCCTAATTTTTGACTTGACATGTCTAAGGTGTTTGCACCTGATCCAGTATGTAAACTGCCAGGAACAAACGTTTTCTTAAACGCATTTGGAAATAAACTCATAATTATATATTTTATAAAATAAACTTGGGGCTCTTAAAGAACCCATAAACAAACAAGAAGGTTTTATATATATAATATACAAAAAATAAATAATACTTTTTGTATACTAGTTATTTTTTTCACCCTGCTGCTCTCCTCTAATCATTTGATTAGCATCACTAATATCACCAGCAAGTATAGATGCAGTATAGTCTATTAATAACTCTACTATATCATCTTTAAATTCACAATTAATATCTACAGCAACTTCAGAACCTGTATAAGGATCAATAGATCCAACTATCTGTACTCTTCTAGGAACTCTATAATAAACTAATACAGGATCCATAATATAAAAATCTTTTCTCCAAATTCTTATAGAAGGAGTGTTATCATCTGCATTTGATTCTAAAGTACAAAATGTCTCACACCAATCAAAATCAGGTCTTTTTAAAGGATCTCTTAATATTACATCTACATTAGCAACCTCAGATTGATAAACAGTCATTGTTCTTGGATTAGTACAAAATCTTTCTTTATCTGCACCAGGAGCACAATAGCATTGTTTAAATGGAACAGTAACACCTGTTTCTGTTGTTTCATATGTTATTGTTTGTTCTGGTACATATGTAGGAGGATTTTCTATAACATTAACTACTGTAGAACCAGGAATTGTTACCCAATTAGATATACTAAAAGTTTGAAATTCTACTCCAGATGGTATATACCAACAACCAGTTGCTGCACATAAAGCATCAGTAGGTGTATTAAAAATTTGAGCAATATCATTCACCCAATTATTTGGTTGATTAGTATAAGGATATTGTTCATTTAAAGTTCCTCCATTTACTCCTGCTTGTGCTTGTAAATCTGGAATTGTAGCATAAACGGCAGGATTACCTGTACAATCTATGTACTCATTGTTAGCACCACCAACTACATAACCTATACCTTGAGCATTAGCTTGTTGACAAAATGTTGATAAAGTATCTGCATCATTATAAATTTCAGATGCAGTAAGCCCACAGTATTGACATGATTCTATGTATCCACCAAATCCACCTGTAGTCATAAAAGGAGGAATAATATTTTCATTATATACATTTTCACTACTTGCAAGTCCATTACTATACCAAAATTCTGGAGTTAAAGTATTATTCCAAACCCAAGGTTCATTAGTAACTACCTCTTGTGGAAATATATTTGGTGTTACAATAAAAGGTGGTACACCTGGAATTACATCACCAAATGGTTCACCCCAACTTATAACTATATTGCCATTACCTTGACCTGTAAAAGGAAGGCCAGGATGTTGACCCAATGTTAAAAATGTAAATATTGGAACCCTCCTTATATCCTGTGTAACTTCGTCGGTGCTACCAGGAGTAACTATAGTTTCTATAGTTGGAGGATTCTCTTGCCAATAACCGGGAATGGTAGATGTATTCTCTACAATAATTTCACCTGTTTGTTCTGGACCAAATGGAAAACATTGCTGTCCACCACACTCAATTCTTTTAAATTCTAAATAATCTCCACCTTGTTCTGGATCATATATAGATGCAAAATTAGTACTTTTAAAATATCCAAATGTATCATCATATTCAATATCAACACCTAAAAGTCTTTTTCTAGTTAACAAGATGCTTAAATCATCTATACGTCTTTTAGACATCTCATCTCCTTCTTTACGTATATTTGTACCTGCTAACTGCCTTCTACACCATTCTAATTGTGCTTTATTAAAGGCTTCCGCAATTTCCCAAGATTTGATATTGTCATAATCCTGACTATCAATCTTGTTCATTCTTTGCTTTATCTTAACTTGTAGAGTTGTATTATTCATCTATAATGACCATTCATGTTCTACTTTATTTAAAACGTACATTAAGACTTCATCATTTAAAGGACTACTCAAGAAAGTTAGAGCATCATCTAAAGTTCTTCCCAGTCTTACATTATTATCTGTATAAATAAATCCATCAGATTTATCCATTAAAAATTTATAATATCTAGCACATTTAATAACAGCTGTTAATTTTAATTCATCTAAACTTAAATTAGCAGTATCTAAAAACTGTTTAGCAGCCAAACCTTTATTTGATTCTCTACCAAAACCATTAATGTAATTATCCATATCTTCATATATTACATCATTTGGTGTTGAGTTATTATATGCTTGATATTGATCAACAACCATAGCAACATATTTTAACTTTGTAGGATTACTATCATACAAGTTTTGTAATGCAGCAAGTGCTCTATTTCTAACTTTAGAAGTCTTAGTTCTAGTATTAACTGTATCTTTTACATTGTCTAGATAAAATTTACAACCAGGTCCTTTTCTTTTAGCATCTTCTAAGCTTTTCGCAACTATAGAAAATCCTCCAGCTTCTATTGCAAAGATTTTTATTAAATCATATGCATCTTTTTTAGGATCTAAATATAAAGGATCATTACCAGCTCTAACACTTATCTTAGACCAAAACTCATCATTATTAGGTCTAAGTAATTTTACTTTATTCCAAAATTCTGGATCATCTACAGATATAACATTTTGTGCTAATTCTTTTTCTAATTCAGCCACAGCTGTTCTTATCTGTTTTATCTTAGCTTTTCTTTTTGAAGGTTCTAATTGTTTTATCTCTGGAGCAAATTCATTTAATCCAGTAATATATCTTCTAACACCATTTACATCTAAACATGTTAATTGTTCTTCATGATATACGTTATCATAAAGTGACATGCTGTAATTTTCTAATCCCATGTTTTCATTATCTGTAACATAAGGACGTATAGCAATAGTTTGATTTTTACTTTGTTGATATTTTTCAATCATTGTGAAGTCTTGCATTGAAACTTCAGGTTGTATAGTAGGTGTAACAGTTTCTATTGTATCAACTTCATTTACTGCTACTTCTTTTTTAGTTGTTTTTTTCTTAGCCATTTTTAAAAGGTTTTTTTAAATTATTAAATAAAAATTTAAAAGAGGGATCCTTAGACCCCTCTTCTAAATAAGAACATATTAGAATGAACCACCTGTAGTAGGATTCTTCATAACTATCTTCAATACTTTGGTTGGATCTTTCACCCATATACCAGGCATTGTTTGAGTCATATAAACTCTATAGCCGTTGAATTGTCCGTTAGACTGGAATCCTTGAGTTCTTCCCATATAATCCATAGTTCCATTTTGGTAGAACCACTTTAACTGATTATCCCATGATAATTTCAATAGATGAATGTTATCATTTCCTTGATCAGTTACGTCAAAGATTATAAATGAATAAGAACTTAAAGGTCTTCCGTCAATAAGTGGATTCTCAATATCATTAGTATGTAAATTGTCAAATGCAGGATTCAGAACAAACTTAACGTTTGCTAAGAATGGAATTACAAATGATGTAAATGCATACCCATATCCCATATCCATTCCTTGACCTGTTACTGCACCAACACTATCAGCGTTAATAACAAAAGGAGCTTGTCCTTGGTTACCTTGATTAATCATGCTAACATCATCTTTGATAGCTTTATTGATTAATTGCATACCACCAATACCTGTTTGTACAATTAAAGATCTCTGTGGATCTGGTCCATCTAGATCAACTTTACCTTGATAGAAGTTGTAAAGCTCAGACTTAAACATGTCTAAGTTGAATGAAGACTTATTATAAACTCTTTTAAATGAGTTATCTAATTGTCTCCAAAGACCTACAGATAATCTAATATCATCTGGTCCGTCTTGCTTAACTCTACCTCCACGTCCCCACATTAGGTACGTTTCAATATCTGTTGCAATTTTAGAAAGATGAGCTGCTTCTAAATTAGTAAGGAAAGTTCTTGACAGATCTCCATTATCAAAAGCTCTTCTAACATAGTCAGCACCCATAATTTCTACCATTGACTCTAATGAAGAAATTGATGGATCTAAACCTTTGTCAAAAGATCTCCAAATTTCCGTAACTGGAACAGTACCATCAGCATTCATACCACCTTTGATCATAAGATCAGCTCTAGATGATACTGAATAATGTACATGTGCTTCTGCTCCTCCTACAAAGTTATAGAATTCACGGAAACCATTTGAAGTTGTAATATCTGAAAATCTCTCACCATACTCACCACGTGCAGAACCTTTTCTAAAATATTTTGTACCTGGTACAAGATATTTTGCTCTATCAAAAGTTGCAGTGGTTGAATTATTAACCATTTGTACAGTGTAAACGAAACCATCACCTGCTTCATAAATGTCATCAGCCGTAATGTAAAGTTCAGCACCATTATACTTATCATAAGTAATAATGTCACCATGACCAAATGCTCTTTTATTAAGCATAATTTTGAATGTTTTTCCGTCATCACCAAAGTGTTCTGTACCTGATGTTGCTTCTATATCCCTAACGATATATGGTAGGTCTTGAGCAACGGGAGTTTGCCATTTATACTCACCTCTAGCATTGTCCACCATAATTGTATTCGCACCACCAAAAGAAGCCATTTGATACAATGGCATTTCTACCTTTTGCATCATTGCCCACATGTCAATAGGACCCATATCCATAGGTTCTGCGTCCCCGAGCATGTTTGTCAAGTGATAAGAATCAACATGAGAACTAGCTTTATAGTTAGTATCTCTTAGGAAAATCCCATTATTTAAAACTGGAGTTGCCATAATTGAAATTTATTTTTAATTGTTAAACATTAATTAATATATTAAAACCTTTTAAATATATTTTTATTTCTAGGTAGCTTTCTTGAGCCACCTCTTTTAGTATTTTTATTTTCTGTTACAGACGCTGCAGAACTTGCTTTTTGTGATTGAGCTGTCTTTAGCTTTCTCACTGTTTTTTCTGTAGCTACACTTTCTCCTTTCTCCATCAATTTAGCTTTGTAACCTTTTGGATCTGCTAATAACCATAATGCTTCAGTTATTAATGGATAGTTTGGTTCAACAAACTGGTACTTCTCCAAAAGATGTCCTAACAAATTTGTATTTTTTCCTGATATAGATGGATAAGCAGGTTCTACTAATCCATTATATAATAAGGATTGAGTCTTTCTATCTAGCTTTATTTCATTAATCTCACCACTTTTTAAAGTCTCATATACACTATTCATATATGTTTCAGAAGCTTGTTGCTGTTTCTTCTTTCTCATTTCTTGCTCTTGCAATCTTTTAGCAACAACTTTTTCTTGCATCTTATCTAATTTTGGTTTGAACTTATTAGCTTGCTGTTCAAGCTTGCCAAGATCTTTCCAAATATCAATCTCTTCTTTTATCTCTTCTGCTGTTCCATAACCAGTTGCACCTAAATATTCTCTTATTATTTGCTCCTGATCATTTTCATTTTTTACATCTAGCTCTCTTGTTTCTTCTACTCTTGATAAAGCTCCAAATAAAGTTTTTAGATCTTTACCACCATCTGCTACATATTTAGCAGCTATCTGTAATTCTTCAGGTAAACTATTAAAAAACTGTTTAGGTGTTTCTTTTCTTACCTGATTAACTTTTTCATCTAAATTAGCTTGAATCAATTCTTCCCAGTCTTTTGCTGAATAATCATCAAGTTCTTTATCATCATCAAAAGGTATAATCTTTTCATCTTTAATAAGCTTTGAAAAAACATCACTTATACCTTCTATTCTCTTTCTTCCTTTTTTTGGTGTCTCAACTACTTCTTCTTCTTCTACTTCTTCACTTAAACCCAACACCTCATCTATACTTTCTTTACTTTCTTTTTTAGGTTTTTCTTCTTTCTTTTCTTCAACTACTTCTTCTTTTGCCTCTACTTTTTCTTCCACCTTTTCCTCTACAACTTCTTCTTTCTTCTCTTCTTTTTTATTTTCATATAAAAAGCTTGTATCTACAGGCTTTTTTCTACTAAATACATTAGGTTTTTTTTCACTTTCTTCTGGTAGTGTAATTGATTCTCCTCCTGGTGCTGCATTAAAAATGTCATCAAGATTAACATCAACTTGTTCAACCTTTGTATCAACTGTTTTGGTTTCTTTTTCAGCCATAATTATTTGGTTTTATAACGTTTATATATATAATATAGTAAATCTTTTTATCATAAACCTTAAAAATTTTTTTTAAATTTAAAATTTGTGACAGTATATAGCTATCATTTAATTTTTACTATTTTATTAACTTTTTTCACCACCTTGCACATCATATTTGTTTTTATTTTCACGTGCAATTTCTAAGTTTTTATTAGCTATTTCTCTTTGTGTTGCAAGTTTTTCTCTTTCTATTCCCATCTTAGCTTGATCATTAGCATTTCTTATAGCAGACTCCTCTCTTTTAAAATTCATTTGCTCTCTATATTCATCTCTTTTACGTATATTTTCCATAGCATCTTGAAAATCACTTTGTTGATTTTGATTTATATCTACCTGTGATCCATAACTAGCAGATCTTATTTCTGCAACAGTAATATCTTTTTTACGTTCTGCATCATTTTCAGCTTTCTTAAACTCACGTTCAGCTGCTTTTTCTTGAGCTTGTGCTTGTAATTGTTGCTGTTGCATTTCTTGTTGTTGTTTCAATTGAGCCTGTCTTTCTTCTTTTGATTTCTTTTCAGAATCTTTTAATATATCTGTAACTTCAGCAATAGACTCAGCTTTTATAACACTACCTAAATCAAATATACTAGCACCACTTGTATTATTTTGTATAGCTAATTGTTTCAATTGATCTAATATTGCTCTATGATTTGTTTTAGTAGTACAAAAAATATTGAAATCTCTCATCAATAACTCAGTTCCATTTATCTGAAAATTAACTTTTTCTGCTTCACTTGATATATAATTTAATCTTACACTAGGTGTATTACTATGATAGTATTGTGAAAGATCAGTTCTCATTTGATGCACCCTAGGCATAAGGTTATCTGAGTGCTGTATAAAATACATTTCTGTTTGTGCAAAAGAAGATTGTACAGCTTGTTGTACACCAGTTGCTGTTTGTCTTGAAATTTCTTGACCTAATCTTTGAGGATTTATACCAATAGCTTCAAATGCTTGACCTTTAAAATAATTTGCTAATTGTATCCTAGACATTAATCTATTTGTTTGCTCCATATTTAATGTCTGATAATGATTAAAATTTGTAGCATTCTCTGTATTTGTAATAGAAGTATCTAAGGGTAACATACCAAAATCCTTCATTGCTACATATGCTTTAGCCATATTATTCTTACCCCAGTCTTCACCCATAGAATGACGTGGTAATGCATTTTGATCAAACATTATTACAGTTCCAAGTTCATCAACAAGTATATCAGCTATTTGATTATTAACCATATTATAACCAACTTGAAATGCTTTCATAAGATCAACTAAAGAAGTAGATCTTGTATTTCTATCAGAAAACACTCTACCTTCTACAGGTAATTTGCAACCGTAAAGATTACTATCACCTTTAAACTGAAATGGTACTCTTCCTGGTTTAGTTTGATTTATACCAATGTATATAGGATTTAATTCAGTAGAAGTATGTTTCCATGTTTGTGGTAAATTAGGTCCAATCTTTACACCACCCCATACTTCATTAATCCATATATAATCTATATGTTCTCCATATAATAAATTATCTCTGCTCTTTTGTTTAAATAGTTTTGTATTATAAACTGGTGTTTCTGTTAATTTAAAGTTTTCATCCACTACTTTAGAAATAACACTACCATTTTCTAATACACGTGTAAGATGTCCTACTTTTCTTTGTGTTTTCCAATATACAGTAGTAACTCTTAACATATTTCTTTCTCCCCAAGTATTAATATCCTCTCCTTCATTTAAAATCATTTTAACAACATCATTTGAAGAACTTGAAGGATCACCCATATTACTTACAAATTGTCTATAACCTAAAGATGGAGAATTTGTATTCCATTCATATGATCTTGTTGGATCATAAAATGTACCATCATTTTGATAACCTTGAATAGGATATTTTGAATTTTTAGTAGGATATATTTTTTCTAATGCTTTTAATTCAGCTTCACTCATGAGATAACCATAAGTATCTATTACATCAGCTGGTGTCATCATATCACATTTACCAACGTAATTAGAATCTGATATATATCTAGTGTCTGGTGATTTTTGATAGAATGTTAATACAGGATTCCATAATTCAACTTCATAATCATCTTCCATCATTTTAAAATGCCAAAATTCTCTATCAGTAATAAGCATATCTCTAAAACCTCTTTCTTCAAGTTCATGCATTTTAAATCTTTCTTCATCTACTACTAGCTGATGACTAGCCCATTCCTCAACTAAACTTCTATAATCTTTAGAAAAGAAATCTTCTATCTCAGGAAGTGTCTTTACATTTTCTGGATCTAATTTTTCTTTAGCCTCATCTGATTGTGGATCTAAACCCATCTTTATCATTTCATATAATATATTAGCTTTTGCATCAGCTAATAAATTTTCTTCTACTAGCTTTCTTTTGCTTTCTAACATTTCATTATATGATTGATCATCAACAGCTCTAAATTGAACTTTAGAAAATCTTTTAGAAAATTCACCAGTTAGTACATTTATAACATTTGGAATAATAGGATAAAATTTTAATTCTAAAGCAGAATCATCTGATTTAGTTAATACATCCATTAAATCTTTATATTCATTATCTTCTTCAATAATGTAATCTGTTTTATCAATAATACCTTTTGCTAACTTATAATTCTTAAGAAGTTTTCTAGATGTCTTTCTTAGATACTCTAAACCTTGTGTCTCTAACCAATCTAAATTCCATGCTGCCCACTGTTCAGTTTTCTTTTTAGCTGGTAAAAATTGTGTAGGTTGAGTTAGTGCAGCAGAAGATGGATAATCTTTACTATCTGCTTTTGCACCATTCTTTAACTGTAAAGCATTTAAAATTCTCATAAATTATTTTTTTAACGTATAGGCAATAGATACTTTACCATAGGTAGAATTAGTTTGCCAATTAGATATGTAACCTGTTGAATTAGTTGTCCAATATTTATTCATTATTTTAAATTTTTAAATGCAGATTTTTTAAATTTAGCTTTATTTGCTATTCTAGATCTACCTAAATTTTTAAAAGGTCTACTAGATAATTTATACAAATTTTGTGATTTTTCCAAGTTATCCTTAGACTTATCACTCTCTTTACGTCTAATATAACCTCTATTAGACTGTTGAAGCTTTACAAATGCAATCAAGGCAGAAAAAGCTACAAGTCTATCCACATTCAATCCAGGATAATATTGCATCATTTCTGTTAATAACATTTTGTCTGGTATTCTTTCTACACCAAGTGTTGTTTTAATTATATTACCATGTTCATCTGTGTCTTGACTAATCTCTTCTCTAAGAAATTCTATAGCATAAGATATTAAATGACTTTTAAATAGTGTACCAGTATTCTTCCAACCATACTCTTGATAAACTGTACTATTAGATCCAAGATCTTTTAAGAATACTATTTGTTGCTTTGGTACTAAATATTTTTGTTTTTTCTTTGCTATCATATGTTGTATAAATAATGATATATTATTTTCAACAATAGTCCAAGCATTATACCACTCAATAATAATTTCTAATTGTTCATGTGTTTTATTTATATCATCATATCTACCACACCATGATGCAACTATTTTATCTCCTTCTATAAATGTTTCTAAACCATCCTTTGTTTCCCTAGTTACTTCAACCGCATTTTTATAAACAAATATACTACATAAAGAATCTGATGTAGTTGTCTTACCTTCTGATACAGGGTCAATAGATGCATAATACATTCCAAACTTTGGATCTTTTACAGGCTTCTCCCACATTACTATTGATCCAGATTTATCTTCTAATTTCTTTTTAACAGGAAACTGCAATATAGGAAGTTTGCTAGTTTTAGTTGCCTTTATTTTATTATTTTCTCTTTCTAAGTTTATAAACTCATATGCATATTCTTTATCTTCTATTCTTTTTAATTGTTTAGATATTATAGCTTGAGGAAATATTGCTGCTTTTCTATAAGCAAATGCTTCTGCAATATTCATTGGTTTCTGTGAAATCCTAAGTTGATATTGCTCAGGATTTAATTCTTTTTGCCACTGACTTCTTTCATTCTTAATAGCCTCTATTGCCTCTTTAATTAGAGAATTACCATACTTATCAATATAAGGAGGCATAGACCATTGTTCAGGAATAAATAATCCTGCTTTGCCTATCATGCCTTTATCATCCATAAGATCAGTTTCAACAGCAAATATATCATTTGCTTCTGGTGATAATACCATGTTCTTTAATGGTTCACACTGATCAAGATCACCCACTGATCCTGCAGCAATAAACATACCTGTAGTCATCATACCAGATGTCATAGCAGGTCTAATATATTCATATGTCTGATCCATCTTAGGAGCAATACCAGCCTCCTCATGAAAGAAGTAAGTACAAGGTCCACCTACACCAGTTGTTGGGTTTTTTTCAAAAGATGCACCTTGTATTTTAGACATTAGTCCTTTATTGGTTTTTCTATTATTTATTCTTACTTCTATTTTTTGTTCCCATAGTAATACTTTTTCAGGAGTGCATGGTCTATACCATGCTGTATGTTCATTAAGAAAAGTTTTATATTCATCTAAAAACTTCCAAGATCCTTTGTCATTAATATAATCTTTAAGTGATGCACCCATCTTACATATAGATCCTTCTTCAAACCAAAATTGATTTATTAGTTTTGCCATATGAAAATATGAAGAAGCTATCTGTCTTTTCTTTAATATTGCTGCATGCTTATAATGTAGTTCAGCTAATAACTCATATAGTGCCATATGATATTGAGCATCTCTTACTTTTGCAAATCCATATTTCTTTTCTTCTTTATCAAATATAGGTAAGAAGTTTAACCACATGTAGTAATCTCTGGTTATATAGAATACATTTTTTGATCCATAGTATATAACACCTTGTTGACACTTTTCCTTTTGATCATTCCAATAAGCAATGTAATCTTTAGATCTAAAAGGCTTATCACAATAAAATCCTTGATCATTAAATATCTGAGCTTGTTTATTAAAAAGATAGGCAGTATCATCAAAATCATACTGCCCTGGTTCTTTAAATAAAGTATATATAAATTGTATAAAACTTTCTCTAGTTTCAAACTCTTTATATCCCCATTTATTATTTTTATATGTAGGTACTTTTTTATACATCTTGTAGTTTACATACTATTGCATCTTGATGTAACAGTATGTGACGCTCTCCTTCATGTATAAACTCTTTATCATCCACTGACATTCCAATAACCCATTGAATAAAATCACCAACCTCTATTTCTTTTACATCAGGACCAACAGCTACTACTGTTCCCTGTGGTTTTTGTTGAATCTGAGATTCTGGTAATAAAATACCTGTTGTAGTCTCTGCAACAACCTCTACTGGTTTTAATAAAATTCTTTTACCAATAGGAATAACTTTATAACTTTTTACGTTTTCTTTTATCATAGTTTTAAATTTATAATTGATCATATGCTAACCCTTGCCCACCGCGGACAGAGCTTTTTTGTTCATCTTTCATATCATTATATGCTCCCTTAAATGACTGTCTTATTTGGTCAAACTTAGCAGCAGTATTAACAAGAGATGTAAGATTACCATCTCTACCATGCTCAATAGATGTAGTTTCCATATATCTAGCTAATCTATCTAACATTGTTTTAATCCCTTTATATGCTCTATATGTAGGTGTTTGATATAGTTCTTTACATGTATCTAAACCATGTCTTATAGCACCATCTTCTGGAGAGTCTTCTAATCCTATTTCTTCTATAATCATATCTTCTTTCTCATGTTCAGGCATGTTAAAAAAAGGATTCATATCAGGATCAGGACATGTCATATAAAATATATACTGATATATAGAAAGATATGTATCTGGATATTTATCCATAATAGTTTTTAAAGACTTTAGTGTATAACAATGTTCTGTAGGTACAACTTTATTATTTTGTATATCAAATAATTTTATTAACATAAAGGGTTATCTTTTAACCACATTATAAGACTTTGTATTTCATCTTTTAAATATGGTAATTCATAAATAATAATTTCTTTTACAACAGGTTCTCCATCTATATATTTATTAATAGGGTAACCATGTTTATCTTTACCCTCTTCTTCAAATATAACATGTTGTATTTTTAATTCACCTATTTTAAGTTTAGGATTATGTTTTTTAATTATATAAGCATATAAACTTAATTGTAGATTGTAATGTTTTAAATTGCAATCATCTAAATGATTAACAGGATTATACATTTTAGATGTTATACCCTCCCAATTAGTAAATCCTTTTTTCTTAATTTCTTTATTTGTTTTATAATCAAGTATATTTATTTTTCCATTTACTATACTAACAAGATCGGCTTGTCCACATAAACCTGCAGATTTTAAATAAACAAAATGTTCAGGGTATACTCCATCAGATAGTTTTTGTTTTGGTGCAATCTTTATACCAGTATTATCAGTCAAAGGTTTTATTATTGGAACTTCAACACCATCTCTTTCTATTGTAGAAAATTCTAATAATCTTTTTTCTCTTTCATTATGATACCAATTACCAAGCTCTATAGCTCTTTCTGATTCTTTATTCCAAATTTCTAATATTTTTTTTGGAGGTATCTTATACCATTTAGATCTTTTGTTTTTAGAAGATTTTTTTGCTTGAGACTCTGCATTAAATTTAGGTTTAAACATACCTACAAAAGATGTAACGCTAGTCCATTTAATCTTATCTTTTTCAAGATGCTCATTTAAACTTTCATATATGTGCCCGTCTTCTTTAAATATTACTGCCATCTTTAATTTGTTTTTTAATAGCTTTTTCTCCATCACTTGTTGTAACTGCCCTCCATTTACCTTGAGGGCAACTTGATGATAAAGCTCTTAATTTTAAGCCTAAACTACAACCACAATCAGCACAGCATGGTTGTGTACCATTAACTGCACAAGCTGTGCCTTTTTCATCTAAAGCAGAGCAACTGACACAGTGCATCCATCTTAGATCTGCTATGTCTTCTATATCTTTCTTTTTAAATATTTTATTTTTTACACCCTCTAAAATTTGATCTAAATTTCCAAAAGCTCCAATAATTTTATTTATTCTCATCTTTAAATTTTTTTTTATTTTCTAATTTTTTATTTAACATGCTTAAAGCTTGTTCCATTTTTTGTAATTTATTTTTAACAGGTACATACTTATCATAACCTTTATAAGTCATTTTTTCAAGATTACCTATAATGTCTTTATTTCTTTTTATATTATTTTCTAATCTTTTTTTTCTTAGTTTAAATGTTCCTAAATTAGAAACATTTATGTGTGTATCAGTTAAATTTGATAAATTTTTTCTTACTCTACTATAATAAAAAGTAACCATATCTTCTACTACATCTTTATGTACTCCTATATCTTTAGCAACTTGTTCAAAAAAACTTTTATGACTCTTTGGTTTCAATACCTAAAATTTTATAATCTAATAATATTAATCCTTCAGTTTGTATATTCATACTAGGATTAATACTTATTGTTTTTTTATTAGATCCATTTTTTACTATTAAATTTTTTTTCTCAGCTTTTGTTAATGCATTTCTGCATGACTGAGAACTTTTAAATATACCACCGCTAGATATTAAATCACAAAACTTTGTTAGTTCTACATTATTGTTTTTTGACAATATTGCTAAACATTTTAAATCTGAGTTACTTATCTGTATATTATTTAAAAAGCAATAAGTAAGGATTTGGTATTTAATAACCTCATCCTTACTCATTTTAACTTTCTTGTCTACTTTATTTACTAAAGCCATGTAGTTAGTATTTTATCACTTTCTAATAAAGTATAGGTAAATCTATTTCCCCATACTTTTCTTGACTTCCTGCAAATACTCATAAACTCTTTCCAATTATCATTAGAAGCAATAACTTGACATCCTGCAGACCACTTATCTACTTGTGTAGATTTTTTACCTGCATACTTAGTAGCTCTATGTATATTAATACCAAATAAACCTTCTTGTACAGATTCTTCATAAAGATTATAATGACCATCTCTATTATTATCTCTGTAAACTTTAACAGGTCTATCTTGTCCTAATGCATCATATCTACCTTGATGTTTTCTTATAATGTGACTACCTCTATATTGACCAGGTTTAAGAATTGCAACACCTGATTTTCTCATTATGTTTTCAACCCAATGAGTACCAGGATCAGTAGTGCAATCATAAGAATGAAATTGCCAAACTCCAGGAGTTATTATATTTCCATCCTTATCTTTAACTTCACCAGTTTTATATGATAATGTAATTTTATCATCAAATTTATTGGTAACATCAGTGCCAGTACTAGAATTTCTAATTCCTACAATGTTAAGGTTATAATTACCTTTCTCAAACCATAGATAATTAGTCATCTGCTTTATAGTCTGCTCTATTTGTTCCCTTGTAAAATTAATTGGTTTAGTCATTACTTTCTGCTTTTTTAAGAGTTCTTTTAACTTCCGGTTGAGCTTTAGCCTCTGGTTTAACTTCTGGTGCAGGAGGTGCTGCTGAAGATTTTGCTATAAACATTTGAGCTTGCATTCTTTCTGCTCTAGTTTTTTCAATATCTCTTAACAACTCTTCATACTGAAGTTGAGTTTTTAAATGAGGAATATTATCTTTATAATATTTAGTAATTTCCTTTCTTTTTGCAATAAGATCTTCTTCTTCTTGCTGAATTGGATTTTCATTTTTTGCCATTTTAATATATTTTAAAATTAATAATTAGGCAAATATAAATAAAAAAAATTTAAATAAAAGAAGTTTAAAGTATTTTTTATGATTCTATTTTAGCAATATCTTCTAATACTTCGGTTTTACAAACCCAACTTACTTGATATGCTGCATTATCTAATGAGATCATTAAATCATACTTATCCGGATATTCAAATGGTTCATTAAATAATTCTAGTGTATAACCTTTTCTTATATAAAATGTTTTTAAAATATCTACAGTATTTGTACCATCATGTAATTTTACAGCAACATATACACTAGTTGTATCTGTATTAGCTATCTTACAAGAATGTACCTTATAAGTAAATCCATTTGCTTGTTTAGCATGACCAAGTAGTGTATTATCTGTAGTGCCAGTATGATTCTGTTTTATATTATATATCATGTTATATTAGTGTTAATGTTGTTGATTTAGTTAACTTTCCTGTTTTACCTCCAAAATCTGTAGTTACAGATAATACTATAGTATATGTTGTTTTACCTTTTACTGTTGTAGCAACCATATCTCCAAATGATAATGTTGTTTTAGAACCTATACTAACTAAATTAGTATTTCCTGCTAATGCTGTAGTGCTACTAGTGCCTAAACCTGGAAAAGAAGTCTTAGCTGTATTAGCAGTTATAGCATTAGCTTGTAATGTAGATATAGTTGTTGTATCACCTGCTAAAGCTGTTTTATTTGTTGTCCCCAATCCCGGAAAACTAACTTTAGCCGTGTTAGCTGTAATAGCATTAGCTTGACTAGTTGTTATTCCAGTTTTATCTTTATTGTTTGATATTTCTGTTCTAAGATAATCTAACTCCTCTTGCATTTCTTGTATTTGATATATTAATGCTCCAAATTCAGGATTAGTTCCATTATCTGCTAAATCAGCAAAAGTATTTATATGTCCATCATCAAAGTTAGCCTTAAGCTTATCTTTATCACTTCCTGTCTTATTATGTACTGCTGAATATTTTTTATCTGTTAATGCCATAATTATTATTTTAATCTAATTCTAAATATAATATTGCTTGACCATATACTAAAACTCTTTGTGAACTTTGTCCCCCAGTTGTTCTCATGTGAAAAGCAAATGAATCTCCAGCTGCTAAAGTAGCATTAGCTCCAGAAAAGTCAAATGTTTTATAATAAGGAGCATTTTCTGTATATAATCCATCATTATTTGTAGCTGTTATTGCGTTCATTGTTATAGTAGCTCCTGTTCCTCCTGCTATTGGTGTAAACTTAGAAAAACCAAAATCAATATCTGCTGAATTTACAACACTAGAACTCCAATAAAAAGAAAAACAAAGTTTTTTTAATGTACATGCAGAAGGAGCTGTGTAAGAAGCAATTCTTCCTTGGTACTTACTATTACCACTAGATAGATTTCCAGGTGTTGAAGAGTTTCCTAATAAAGCTAATGTAGTAGATCCAGCACTATACCAATTATCATCATGAAATAAATAAAATAAATAACTACCAAAGTCTTTTATTTGAACATGGACTACCTGTCCTGTATTTTCTCCTTGTAATTGTACTGTTCCATCTGCATCCGGTAAAGCTATTGTTTTATCACTAGTTATTTCAGCAGGAGGTCTTAATGTAATATCATTTGTGCCATTACTTGTATCTTCTCTTAATATTAATTTACCTACTCCAGCAGAAGTTCCATATAAAGTTAATTCGGTGCCTACATTATTTTGTATTCTTGCCATAGAAGCTCCATCATCATCAAAATTTATTTGACCATCAGTTGAATCTATATTTATAGTTCCATCAATATCTAAAGTTAAATCAGCTGCATTTCCTACCGCATCACTTGTTAAAATTGTAGTTGCTCCATGTGTAGAAGTTTGTATCTTAAAAAAATCTGAACTACTAGCTCCTGCTGCTTCAAATAAAGTGAAAGTAGATAAACTACTTGCAGCATCTAATTGTCCAAACTGTGTACCACCATCATCAAACTGTATAGTTCCATTTCTATCAGCATCAAAAATTATTATCCCATCAGTATCTAAAGTTAAAGTTGATCTTTGAGCACCTGAACCATCTTCAGATCTAAGTGTGGTTATTCCATGTTCTTCAACTTTTATTTCAAAGTAATCATCTGTACTATCCCCACCCTGTTCATACAATTTAAGTTTAGAATAGTTACCACTTTCTCCATCAACCTCTAAAAAATGATTAGTTCCACCAACTACTCCTATTTTAAATAAAGAATCAGGATCAGCATCTAATATATTAAATCTAGCATCTCCATCAGGAGTAAAAGTTAAATCTGCTGCTGTAGCATTATCATCTGTTGTTGTAAAAGTAGTAGCTCCATGTGTTGTTACGTCTATTGTAAGATTATCACCTGTATCTTGTGGTGACATTAATCTTAAAGTAGATGTTATAGGACTAAAATTAAATGTTCCAAAAGCATTAATATTAAGATTATCAGCACTAGCATATGTAGCTAAACCACCAACTGTTGTGCCAGTTAATGTTATCTTTGTATCCACTGGTGCTTGAAATGTAGCATTACCACTACCATCTTTAGTTAAAACATGTCCTGCTGTTGCACCACTAACTGCAGTTAAAGCGTCTACAGCAGCTTGTTGTGTAGTTTGCCCTGTTCCTCCTTGACCTATAGTAACTGGAACTGATAATGCAGGTATATCACTGGTTAATGCTACTGTTCCTGTAGCGTCAGGTAATGTTATTGTTCTTGCAGCTCCTGCACTTGTTTGTGCTTTAAATGTGGTATCATGTGAACCACCTTCAAATACTATTGCTTGATCTGCAATGGGTAGTCTAATACCAGTATCATATACTTTAGCAATTTGACTTCCACTGCCCCCTATAAAATCAAATATACCAGTAGCACCAGTGCCAGTTTTTGCTCCTAGTTTAAAAATCATATTACCCCCAGCTTTATCTGTGCCATCAGCATCTCCTCCCTCAAGTTGTAAATTAGCTCCTGTAGAACTACTTGTATCTTCAACTTTAATAACAGATCCTACACCAGCACCAAATGAAGTATCAGATGGAAGTTGTATATAACTTGCAACAAGTGATCCATTATAACTATTACTTTCACCTCTAAGTTGCATATCACCTATAGTTAAAAGCTCATCCGTATTATTAAAGGTTAGTGCAGAATCTCCAGTTATAGCTGCTGCACCTGTAGCAGTCATAACTCGGTTATCAACACCATTAGTCATAGATATACCACTACCAGCTGCATCAAATGTTACTGTTGTTCCTGATACTACTGTTGTAACATTTGTACCTCCCGTAAATGTAAGAGTACCTGAAGTTGTAATTGCTGTTCCTGATCCTGCATCTGCAGCTGGAGTAATAGAGGTGACAGTTCCACTACCAGAACTAACCGTAGTCCAAGTAAGTAAACCATTTCCATCCGTAGTTAGTACTTGCCCTGCATTACCATCATTATCAGGTAATGTTAACTCATATTCATATTGATTATCAGGAGGTGTAAGAAGAACACTTCCTATCATTAGATCACTAAATACTGGGTGTTTTCCTATCCATTTCATTTTTTGGCAAATTTCTCAACGCCACTAATACCAAAGCAGCCGAGAACCACCCAAACAAATGAATCATAAACAAACTCATTAATTACTAAGTCTTTACCTACCCAGCCTGTTACTAGATCAGCAACCATTATTATACACATAATGACAAATGCTACAAAACCTATTATAGCTTTTTCATTCCAATCATTATTATCTTTAAATATATTCATAATTAAAAAGGTATTGTTATTGATAAACTTCCTTCTAGTTTAGTAAAATTAAAATTAGCTTTAATACATAGTCCTTCTACACAAAAACCTAGTGATGGAGGATTTGTGCATTTACATGTACCAAAATTTTTTCTATCTTCACCTGCTGTTCCTTCAACAATTTGTTTTGCCATATCTAATGTTTCTTTTAATTCATCATGTAACTTTTGAAAAGTTAATCCATTTTTTAAAGTACGGTAAGATCTTTTACCTTTTTTATTACCTAATGTTTCAAATATAAGATTTATCATTACATCAAAATTATCATTATCTATAGTTAATACTTTATCTTTTGAATTAGAGCCTATAACACTATTATTACCAGAACTTACTCCAGTATTTCTTATACTAAGATTTGTAGATCTAGTTATAGGTGTTGTTACACGTCTTGTTGTAGATCTGCTAGTAGAACTACTACTTTGATTATTATTTGATCCGTAATGATAAGACATATTTATAATTTATAATACACTATTAGGTCCCATATTCATTCCATAAGGACAACCGCAACCTTGTACTTGCCCTCCACTTCTATACTTTTGTTTAGCTTTTTCAATCTTATCTTCTTTTACTTTAGAAGATTTATCTTTTTTATTAATTTTCATAACTATTTCTTTTTACGTTTTTTCCAACTAATTCTTTTTGAACTAGTTTTTTTTCTAGCTGCAGATGTACATTGTGCTTTAGTAGGTCTACAAGCAGGATAAGGTCTCTTTGACCCACCCTTTGCTGACTTTCTTCCACAAGGTTTACCAGTTTTACAATCTATCCAACCTTTACCTTTGTTTCTACTAAACCATTTATGTAAGCTTTCTTTAGCCATTATTTTTTCTTTTTCTTAGACTTATTACCCCAATTAGCAGCTCCCACTTTTCTGCATTTTACTAATGCACCAGATGCATATGCTGAAGGCCATACACTATATCTTGATCTTACTTTATGATAACAAGCGTCTTTCTTTTTACTTTTTTTCTTTTTCTTTGCCATGATTAATTATTTTAACATTTCCAACGTTTTCTTGCAAGACATGCTCTTTTTTTAGGAGTCTTCCTACAATCAATATTAAACTTTTTTATTTGCCCAAGATTTCTAGCACAAAAAGATCTTTTACGTGGACCTCCTCCTGGTTGTGGAGCTTTTAACTTAGATCCTGTTTTACGGTTAATCATCTTACGCCCTTTAGCTGTAAGACCACCAGATTTACTTTTACAACCATTTTTGATTGTACATCCTGACATTCCACCTTTTTTACTTCTTTTTGCCATCTTTCTTTTTTTTATGTTTCTTTCTTATTGCTTCTTTACCTCTTTTAAATATTGCAGCAACCTGTGTCTTTTTCATAACCTTTGCTCTTTGTTCTCCTACAGTTAGTATTTGAATCTTTCTAGCATAAGGTTTATTAATCTTTTTAACTTTAGCTACAGTTGCTCTTGCATCTGCAGGTGTAGCAAACTTTATACGTACAGTATCTTTAGGATTCTCATCCGTATACAGTCTTCTACCGCTGCCTTTTGGTTTTTTTCCAGTCCCTACTTTAGGATCTTTTTTTTTCTTAGGCATTATTTTCCTACTTTTTTCTGTGCCATTTTATGAGAAGCTCCAAATGATGCACCATTTTTCATAGCGTTAACCATCATTGATATATGTTTTTTAGTATGATGTACAGAATGTTTTTTTAATGTTTTCTGCTGTCTTAATGTTAAAGCACATACATCAACACCTTTAACTTTACCTATACAAGTTGCTCCACCTTTTTTAATAACTGACTTTGGCATTTTAGCGTTTGAACCACCTTTGTGATATTTCATTCCATGTTTTGGCATAATTTTAATTTTTAATTGTTTATAATTTAACGTTTACCACCGTTATATTCTACGGCATGTCCTTCTTTTACGAGGCAATCATTCACACATACTTTAGTGATTGTATCCCTGCCTGCTATTTTATCTATATGCAATCTACCAAGAACTCTACCATACTTACCAAGTTCTTGTGATTCTAATTCAAAGTAATTAGCAGCACCATCTAACATTTCAATTAATCTTTCCTTTGCTGCCAAACCTAACTTCTTTTCAACTTTATTTCTAGTTCTAGACTCTGGTGCATTAATACCAGCTAGCCTTATTCTTTTTTTAATCTTAACATCAAAGCCAAGATCTATTTCTGCATCTATGGTATCACCATCTACCACTTTTATACATTTTGCATTATAACTATACATTTTTAAATTTCTTTTTCTTAATCTTCAATAATTCCGCACAACGTTCATACTCTTCAAGATCCTCATAATAATAGATTACATCATCAAATAAATCCTCATCCGGCTCATCACCTGGATCAAACATCATTATACCTTTCATTCCATACTTAGATTTTCTTTCTAATAATTCTTCTATAGTAGCTCTATTAGTTAATACCAAGTACGAATTATCAAACGCCTTATCTATCATCATTTGTTCAACCTCATATTTTTCTGACTCACTCATTTCTGGTAAGAAGTCATCTGGATTTTGATCTTTCATATTATTTATTTTTTTTAATTAAAGAAGAAAAGGGACTTGCAAGTATGTGATAACAAGATTGGGCCCGAACTAACAGAGGTCCCTGTACTCTTCAAAAAACTATTATCCAGAAGTAGTTACTGTTGCTCCAGTTATACCAGCAAAATTGCTACCAGTATCTTCTGAATCATAAATAACAATAAAACCTCTGTCATATTTAGCATTTGGATCACCAACAGTAATTGGTGAATTAATTGCAGCTACAAGAGACTTCATAAATGTCTTTTGAAAGTTTGCATCTGTAGCAGCATGTGTAAGATTAACATATACATGACGTTGCTGCTGCCATGAACCAGATTCTGATGCGTTAGCATCTTTTAACTGAGTTCTTTCAGCATGAGCATAGTCATTACCAGTAAAAGTTAATCTCATATTAGTGCCTGAAGTAGCTGCGATTGATGTAAGCTTTCTAGCTTGTACAATCAAATCTCCGTCAGCAGCTCCCCTAAAATATAAATAAGGTTCCGCTGCGTTCATTGTATCAAATAGTGCCATAACAAAATAATTTTAAAAATTTAACATAAAGGGACGTATCTATTTCTAAACACCTGTCCCAAACCTAAACATAATAAACACGATCCTTATATATACATACGACATTTATCAAAACCCAATAAGCAATAATTAATATACTTGGGTGTGTTTATGTAGGGATGGTAAGCTACTGCACATACCTTTTTGTAAAGGATGGGGCTGTATACCTAAGTCCCCCTACATATATAATATAACAAATTTCCTCCCTAAATTGAAATTTTGTATGCATTAAGTTCTAGAGACGTTCTATATTTCTGCTCCCCTACTAGAATGTGCAGTGCAGGTACCCCCTGTTATATATAGCTTAGAATTGTGTTATATATATAGTAAACTGCAACACAATCCACTCTGGTAGGTTGTTAGCTATCACATCACCTTGCAAGAAGTCACTTTGATGTCAGTCTTGAGGTAACGTAAAAGAGTGTTAATCTACAGGTGTGAGACCTTGCTTAGTATAATACTAAGTAACACCTGTTATGAAATATAATTGCATTGTTAACTTAATATTTAATTGATATGACAACTAAAAAATATAATGAATACTTAAATAAGTATAATGAAAAGTATAAAGATCTATTTAAATCTGAATCATTCTTTGAACATGGAGTAGATATGAAATCTATATTAATGACTTGGGAAGGAATAGGTCTTAAGACTAAAGGTTATCACAAAGATAATGCTTACATTATAAAATTATTAGATGAAGATGGAAATGAAGCTGGACATTTTAAATCTGTACCTGGAGGTATACATTGGGAATATCCTGATCTAATAATGCAACTAAAGAAGTATGAAAAAGAGAGAGAGCTAATATAGTTCTCTCTTGCAATATTTCTTATTGCCTTAGATGCAATATTTCTTCTCCCTTATGAGAAAGTGCAGGAGTAATTGCATATAGGACATATCAGTAAAAGAACCTATGTGTTTAAGATTATTCTTGCTACAATAAAATGTAATAGATGTGTGTGCACGCACTTTGAGCATTAGGAGTAGTAAAACATAACAGAAATCTGGTGAACCTGCTATAACCTAAAGAAGGCCAAATAAAATAACCGAAAAACAAGCTTGGTACTATTACATTATATTGCTTAAGGAGTGCAATATTTCCAAACTCCTTACTTATTCAATTTTTCTTCTCCCTTATTAGAGTGAGATATTAACTAATTTAAATTTAAAAACAAAGATATGATTAAATCTAATTTATTTTTCCATAAGTATTCAGAAGATTCTAATGGAAACCCACTTAATTCCTGTATTGTGAAAACAACTGCATCAAGAACTAAGAAAATGATTAACGGTAAAGAAGCATTTGTCCGTAATCAAGCTCAGTTCTGCTTGCTAATAATTACTGATGAAGATGGAAATACTGTTGATCCAAGAGAGTATGATTTCCAGAAAGATCAGGAATTGCAAGGTGTAGTTGATTCTGGTTCTCCTGTGTTAGACAGAGATACCAAGGAACCAACTGGACTTAACTGGGCAGAGTTTGTAGGATAAATACAAACTGAACTTATAGGAACACACTCTCCGAAAGGATAAAGAGTGTGTTCTGCTTTTTTTTAAGTAATCAACCACAATTTGGTTACAGAAACCAGAAAACTTGGTTAATAAAAATAAAATGTGTGCATTAAGTTGTGTGTGTGAGGTCTTATTTCCCACATATTACCACTTTCAACCACAAACCAACATGGTTAACACCATAATATATAATATAGCTATAGGCACCTTGACTTTGACAGATTAAAAAGAATGAAATTTGACGGATCTGAATGCTTACACATATTGCATGGAAATAGAACTGAGATCTGTTGTGCCTATAGTCTATGTATGTTCTCTATCTATAGGATAAGAGACATAGTAACCGCAACATTTAAAATAATTAGGTAAGTAGCAACACTGAAAACTACCAGGTGACTTAGAGTACAGCCAGACTGCAGATAACTACTGTATGCTCAGAAACGTTAAGATTGCCTTTTTACTATGTAATGTCATAGACTAATTATATAAAAACAGAGTAAACTGTATAAAATCAAACAACCTACCAAAGTCCTAACCTATTTGGGTTAGGCAAGTATAATTGTTTTTTGTTGCATGTATGCAATACAAACAGTACCATAGCATTATAGGGGTATAATGTTTATTATTTGAATAGGTAATATCTATTCTATTAAGTGAGTAGTGATTAAGGGGATGATCTATAGCTACGTCATCCTCTTGGTCCATAATAATAATGATATGAATTTAGAAAGAATAACATATAAGATAATAAAAGACTCAATGGATGATGAGTTTATACTAAAGATGATGATATCGTATTTAAGTGATGAACAAAAAGGCACAGTGATGGATGAAATAGTCAATGAAAGGGAGCATATATTACTTAAAAAAAATGATATAGTTTGGTTTGATCCTAAAGATAATAAATATGATCTAAAAGAATGTTATGAAGATGATATGATGAAAGATACTTTAAAAATGGATGAAAATGGTTATATAAAGGGTAGAATTATAGATGATTGTGATTATCAAAGTGGTTGTAATCCTTATGCAACTGAATATAAAATAATAGTTAACTTTCATACATCAAGAGATGGTAGAACAACACCATCTAAAGAAATAAGAGTTAAAAGATCTAATATTATGGGATTATGGAAAGCTTTGGAATAGTAAATAAAGATATATTAACTGATCCAGAGCTATCTATGCAAGCTAAAGGTTTGTATGCTTTATTATGTACTTACGCAAATAAAAATAGAACTTGTTATCCTTCTATTAATACATTAGCTGATTTATGTGATGTAAATCCAAGTACAATACATAGAAATCTTAACAAATTAAAGCAAAAAGGATATATAAAGAGGATTGGTAGAAAATTTCTATTAGTATGATAGCTATACTACTGTAAATTATTATTAGTGCTGATTCAAAATCATTAGGGTATAACAACTGAATCACATATATTTGCATATGATTTATCAATTACCAAATGGACGCATCATTGAACTTAGTATTGAAGAGTACTTAGCATTAACTGATGATGAGATCAGAGATCTAAATGGTCTTGGTAATGATTATACTTCAGATATAACTAATCCTTTTTATAAATCTGCTTTAAAAAGTAAGCAGAAAATAGATAAAAAAATATTGGACTCACATGAACGTGAACCAAACCTTGATGAGATCAAGGATATAGAGAAGATGGATGATTCCTACTTTCACAGAGATGACATATAAGTCATAGTTAACACAAATATTTAATTAAAACAAAGACAATGAATTCAAATTCGCAATCTGTTACTATTGTTCCAGATGAACAAGGTAACGCAATCAGAGTATCAAAAACTAATGCAGAATATGCTCACATTAGACTAGTTCAACAAAAAGTATTCTTTAATACACAAGGTTGGGTAGATAATAAAAGTAGATCTACATTAGTACACGGTAAATTAGAAGACCTTAAAGCTATGGGCTTTGAACCAGGTCAAGAACTTTCTGGTAACATAGTTATTAGAGAACAAACTGAACCATTTAACAGCAGTAATCCTGATAGAGATCTTAAAAAAGCAGGTGATACAGGTATAATTTGCTGTGCACATGGTGAACCAATCTATAGAAGAACTTTCTATGATGCTTCAGGTAAAGAGCAAGATGTATTAGTAGCACATACTAATGCTGATGCTATTAGAGAAGCTAATGGTACTGACTCTAAGAAAACTGTAACTCAAGAAGATCTTAATAAGCTAATGGCTAAGAAAGATAAAAAGAAAGCAGAAAAAGTAGAGGAGGTAGAGGAAGTTAAAGAACAAGAAGTAGAAATGGAAGAAGAAACTTTTGAATTATAGGAATGATCAACCTTAACTGATCTCTGGTAGTAATACTAGTTAAAATTTTTTTCAAGTGAGAAGGGTCCAGTCATGATGGGCCCTTTTCTATTTATTAATAACTCACTAATAGAATATATTATGCTAAGTAAAGAACAAATTATAAAATTAAAACCAAAGTTAGAACAATTTAAAATACAAAGAGAAGAAGCAAGATACACATACTTAGGTATGCTATCTGAATATCAATTATTTATTAAAGAACCAAAGCAAACTCTTGTGTATACAAAACTTAATCCAGTACAACACTTCTTATTTAAGAGAGTATTGCATGGTTTAAAAATGTATACTAAAGAAGAGATAGATAAGATGCATTGGGATAAGAAAAGAAGAATCACCAAAGTGTGGAAGCGTGGTCAACATGTTGTTAATGAACTAAAACAATTTGTTACATGGCAACAAGTTAAGCCTTTATTTCGTATATTTGCACAGTCAGAATTAGGTAAGGATATTTATGAAATGCCTTTTGAATATTTACCTGACTATAAAAATAAAATGTACTTAAAGGATTTAGGTTTAACTTATGAAGATTTAGTAATCAAATTTATGGGTACAGGTTTATTACCTAAAAACTATTTAAGTTTAAAATGAGACAAAGATCTAAAAAAATGCAAAAGATTGAAGCAAAGTATAGTCAGCTAAGAAGAGAATTCTTGGCTGAGTATCCTTTGTGTCAGGCTGCATTGCCTAAATGTACAAATAAGTCTACAGATGTCCATCATAAGAAAGGTAGAGGTATATATCACAATGATGTAAACACTTGGCTATCAGTGTGCAGAACTTGTCACAATTGGATTGAACTTAATCCAGTAGACGCAGAAGAATTAGGATTTTCAATAAAAAGAATATGATAAAATTATTAAAATATCTAGCAGATAATTTACAAAAAGAAGATTTATATGATCTTGCAATGTTTCTATCAAATAACCCTGATGTTATAGATCAAGAAACACTATTGCATATAATAAATGATGTTAATGACTTTCAAATGGAGTCATTACCAGAAGAATTAACTTCAAAATTTGATCAAATTCAAGAACATTTTAGAGAAATGGATCAACATGAAGAGTTACATAGAATATTAAAAGATAATAATATAGGTTTAAACTAATGGAAGTGAAAGAAATTTCAAGAGATAAAGTACAATCAGATGCTTTAAACATAGCAATTAATAATAATAGAGCAACGCTCGGTATATCTATGGGTGTTGGTAAGACAAGAATTGCTATCCAACATCTTATGAAACTATATGATCCATTTATAAGGGTATTAGTTGTAGTTCCCAAGTGGTCTGTAAAAGATTCTTGGGAAGATGAACTACAAAAGATGGGTAATCTTAAACTTATACATCATATAAAGTTTTCAACCTATTTATCATTGAATAAACTTAATCCAAATGATTATGATATAGTTTATCTTGATGAGTGTCATAGTTTATTAGAGACACATGAAACATTTCTCTCTGAGTTTAAGGGTAGAATACTAGGTTTAACTGGTACACCACCTAAGACAGGAGAGAAATTAAAGATGGTTAATAAGTATTGTCCTGTTAAATATACATTTAGTGTAGATGATGCAGCTGATAATGATATACTTAATGACTATCAAATTATAGTACATGAACTTGAACTATCTAAAATAAAGAATGTTAAAAAGTCTGCAAAAGATGGAAGAACATGGTATACATCAGAACTAGCTGACTATCAGTACTTTACAGGTGCATTGGGTGATGCTCAAACACCAAAGCAAAGACAATACCTATCTATCATGCGTATGAAAGCTATGATGGATTATCCTACAAAAGAAAATTATGCCAAAGGTTTAATTAGGAACATAGGATATAAGTGTATTGTATTTGCTAACACACAAAAACAAGCTGATAGAATGTGTGATCATAGTTATCACTCTAAAAATCCTGACTCAGAAGATAACTTACAGTTATTTTCTGATGGCAGGATAGATAAGCTATCTTGTGTATTACAATTAAGTGAGGGTATTACTATACCTAATCTGAAACAAGGTATTATTATGCATGCGTATGGCAATGAGCGTAAGTCTGCACAAAGAATAGGGCGTTTGTTACGTCTTAATCCTACTGAGACTGCTACATGTCATATATTATGTTATAAAAATACTCAAGATGTCAAGTGGGTTAATTCTGCACTTAGTACATTTGATCAAACCAAAGTTAAATTTTATAATCCGTTAAATAAATGAAAAAAATAATTTTATTAGCATTACTGATCACTAGTATTAGTTTTGCACAGAAACCAAAACATAAGAATAAACATGGTCATAAAGGCAAACACCACAATCATCATGTGCATAAACCTAACTATAATTTTTGGTTTGGTATGGCACTATTAGATATGATAGGTAATAATAATAGACCAAATTATTATTATAATGACTATGGTTGGAGTGACAACACTGTATTAGAGTTACACTTTAGATACATACCAAGAAGAGATGAGTGGGTACTTGAAAGTAGAAGAAGAAACTATCAAGCTCCATACTTTAATGATTATGGTAAACCTCACGTTGTTGCAACATTTGAAAATCCAATGTATAATGTTGAGCTTATGCATGATTACAGCATTATAGTACATAGAGATGGTTATTGGGAATATGACTGTCCTGAATCTCTTAGAAGATATTTTAGTAAAAAGGTTAAAAATAATATACGGAGATGGAGATGATAGAAATTTATGTTATAGGAGTTGCTGCCCTCTTAGCAATGGCAGCATCCTTCTGTGCAGGCATGTATGTATGCACACAAATAGATTGTTGGATTAAAAAAAGAATAAGTAATGGGAAAAATGAAAAACATTTACATTCAAATGAAAAATGAAGGGTGGGATGGTACTCCTGCAGAATATTTAAAAAAGATATTAAAAGAAATAGAATACAAAAAACATGTTGAAGAATTATACAAAAAAAATAAATGAATGGGATCTAGATATAGAATATAAATATATTGCAGGTGAGCCTGCTACACATGATTATCCTGGTATAGGATCTACCGTAGAGATAGAAGCTATTTACTTATGGAATCATAATGTAAATGTATCAACTGATGAACCGGTTGATATGTCTAATTTTTTGTATGAGTTATGTCCAGAGACAATGTATGAATTAGAAAAAGAAATAACAGAATATCATGAAAGGTAACTTCTTTTCAATATTAAAAAAAGTAGATGGTGATCTAGTTCACACTATAAAAGCTAAAGGTACTCTGTATAAAAATTGGATTAAAGAGTTACCTGAAGGTACAAAGGTAGAAATATTTGTTAGTGTAGCTGGAGAGGATGGAACTAATGCACAACTTGCAAAGATTCATGCTATGATCAGAGAACTAGCAAATGAAGTGGGTCACACATTTGCAGAACTAAAACTTGAAGCTAAAAGAAAAACAGGTTTATGTTTTGTAAGAGATAAACAAGAATATTGTAAATCATTTAAGGACTGTAGTAAACAAGAATTAAATCTAGTTATACAGTCCTTAATTGAAATGGGGGATTTTACGGGGGTTAATCTTCGTTAGATTTTTTCATTGCTTCAACAGTTGCAGCTACTGCACCTGAAGCACCATCAACACCAGCTAAAAGATCTTGAACAAGACTACTAACTTTTTGTTCAGTTTTGACTAATTTTCCTTGAGCATCAGCCTGCCATTGAATCTCAGACAATAATGTCATGATAGTCCAAATAGCACGCTGTCTGTTTGAGATCTTTTCTTCTGCTACACCTTCAAAGTTATTCTTAATGTTATTCATTACATGAAGAACTTCAGATGCATTCATTGGCTCCATTAAGTAAAAGAATAAACCTTCTAATGCTTTATGATAAGATCCTGATACTGGTATACTTACAATAGCTTCATCAGGTAAAGTCATTACTTCAGAAGATTTAAGTTTATTTATTTTATCAACTGTCTTTTGTCTATCTTCATTAGTTAAATTTATTGGATCAGGTACATTAGATACTTTTTTTTCTTTTGATTTTGGTGATGATTTTTTCTTAGCCATAGCTATAAATTTTTATAATTATATAATTAAAGATACACAATTTTTGTTATCTTTGCAAACCACATATTATGTTTAAAGAAGATATGATTGAGATGACTAATGATATACAGTCATTTAAAAAAAAATTTGAAAACAAATATAAGAAATATTTAAATATTTTAGTCAGTGATAAGTCTAGCGTTGTGTTTAGTGTTAAGCAATGGGAAGATGAAATAATTGCAATGAAAGAGGCACATCAGATTAAAACTATAGAAATACTAGAAAAATTAGTATTAGAAACAATGAGACAATCATATCCTGAATTTAAAGGATGGAGGTCTTTGGGTAAAGAATGTAGAATTAGAGAGTTTGTAGTATTCAAACAACTTTTTTGCTACATATGTAATAAGATGGGATTTACTTTACAGTACACAGGATCCCATATTAATAAACATCATGCTAGTGTATTACACAGTATTAGACAAGTTAAAAGTTTGTTAGATATAGGTGACCCTATAGTTTGTCAGGCTTATAATAAATTAAAAGAAAATATTAGAAATTATGTTAGAACTATTCCAGAAGATGTTAAAAGACAAGCTTACACCGAACCAATTACTTCTCTTGTATGGGATAAAGAATAGTATTACTTTCTTTCCTAATGGCGTTAAGCAAGAAGATGCAGGACAAATATTTAGTTTAGAGTTAGCAGTATATGATAAAGATAACAAGTTAATTTTAACTAAAAAAGGTAAAAGTTTATGTGTTAAATATGATCAGTACTTTAGAGTTGCAAAGAAAAGAACTACAACACAGTTACTTGGTAAAGGTTATATAGAGATGCTTAAACTATATAGAGAAGCATTTCCTGCAGGTAAGTTGCCAAGTGGTAAACCAGCTAGACAGAATGTTAAAACATTAGAAAATGCATTTAGATGGTTCTTTGATACTTATGATTATACATGGGATGAGGTTGCACAAGCAACAGTAATGTATACAAATGAGTATAGAGATAAAGATTATATGTATATGAAGACAAGTCAATATTTTATTTGTAAACAAGATAAACATAAAGTAAAACATTCTGAGTTAGCTGACTATTGTGATATGATTAGAGATGGAATTGAACCAGAAACTCAGGATCATTTTAAAGAGAAAGTAGTATGAGTAAAATTAAACCAGCATGGGACGGACAATATCAGTCTTTTAATGAAGCACTGAAATATATGCTTGCTAGGCAGAGTGGTAAAGAGAAATCTATACAAACTCCATGGCCTAAGTTTAATGATGCTATAACAGATGGATTAGAATGGAATACTCTTACAGTCATCGGGGGAAGACCTGGGTCAGGTAAAACTTTGATCAAGGATCAGATAGTAAGAGAATCTTTCATTCTAAATCCAGCTGAAGAATATAGAGTATTAGAATTTAGCTTTGAAATGGTTGGTAGAACATCAGCATTAAGAGAGTTTTCATCTTTAACTGGTAAAACATATAAAGAATTATGTAGTGCAGGATCAACTTTACAGAAAGATACGTTTGATAAATGTCATGCGTATGCAAAAAATAGAGTTAAAAGTCCTGTAGATATAATTACTACACCAATGACTGTAAATCAAATGAGAGATCAAGTAGATATCTATATGAATATACATCAAGGTAAAAAAACTATTATAACTCTTGATCATAGTATTTTAGTAAAGAGAGCACCGTATCAAAATAATAGATTAGATATGTTATTTGAATTAGGTGAGTTCTTTACACAATGTAAAAGAGACTATCCTTGTATGTTTATATGTTTATCACAATTAAATAGGAATATAGATAATCCAGACAGAGCACAAGATGGTAAGTATGGTAACTATGTATTAGAATCAGATATATTTGGTTCAGATGCAATGCTGCAACATGCTGATACCTTAATTGGTATTAACCGTCCTGCTAAACAAAAGATTAGATACTATGGTCCTGATAGATATATAATAGAAGATGATAGAACTCTTGTATTACACTTTCTAAAAGCAAGAAATGGTGATACACGTATGAGTTTCTTCAAAGCACAATTTGAAAGAATGCAAATAACTGAGATGGATACACCACCTCAACAACAAAGAAGATAATATATGACACCACAAGAGCGTAAAGCAAAAGTATTAGAATTAAAAAAAGAGCATTTAAATTATTTTGAAAGAACAAATAATACAAATGCATTATATATTCCTAAGATGGCATACAGGCCATCCGGCAAAGATGAACTACATGTATCATTCTTTCCAAGTGAATTTCAAAAAGGTAAAGATATATTTACTGAATTTGTAAGTATTGAATATGAATCAGAAGATCCTAAAAGAACACTATATTTACTGAAGCACAATAAACATTGGGCTGAAGAATATGAAAAAGTTATTAGTAGTTCTGGATTTGAGAGACATATTGTACCTGTAAGTGAACTTAAAGTTATTAATGATGTAACAGATAGATCAAGTGCAATTGAAGAAAAAGTTGCAATCAAAAATCCAGATGAAAGAGATATAGTAGATGTTCTTAAAGGGATTGAAAGAGCATTATTAAGTATAAACCAAAAATTAAGTAAATAAAATGGCACAATCTGTATTAGTTATAGCTGACTCCGGGTCAGGTAAATCAACATCAATTAGGGATTTAGATCCTAAAGAGACGTTTATAATTAACATTGCTAATAAACCTTTACCATTTAAAGGATGGAAAAAGAATTATGCAATGATTGGTAAAGATAATCCAAAAGGCAATATGGCTGCTACAGCTACTGCTGCAGGGATTATGAAAGCTATGATGCATGTTAATGATAAAATGCCTCATATTAAAAATTTAGTAATTGATGACTGGCAGTATATGTCCAGCTTTGAATACTTTGATAGAGCTGATGAGAAAGGTTATGATAAGTTTACCTCTATTGCAAAGAATCTTGCACAAGTTGCTAAGATGCCTAAAGATATGAGAGATGACTTATATATATTCTTTCTTACACACTCTGAAGAATCAACAGACGTGAATGGACACAGAAAAGTAAAAGCAAAAACTGTAGGTAAAATGATAGATAATGCTTTAACTTTGGAAGGTTTGTTCTCTATAGTTCTATTTGGCAAAGTTGTCAAAGGAGAAGATGATAAATTAAGTTACGTATTTGAGACAGTTAATAATGGAGAAAATACTTGTAAGTCACCAGACGGTATGTTTGATGATGCACGTATAGATAATTCATTACAAGTTGTTAAAGATGCTATTATTGAATATGAAAATTAATAAAAATGAATGAAGTAAAAAATAAAGTTATGCTAAATACTAAAGACATGTCTGCTGGAAGCGGACGCACAAAGCCTGTATTAGATCCAGGTAACCATGTAGTAAAGATTAATTCTATTACATTAGATCAAACACCGTATGATTCAGAGTCATACAATATACATTTACATGTAGAAACTGCACCTATTGGAGGTGACTTTGAAGGTTTCTTTAGAGACTATAATGATCAATCTAAAGGTAGATATGACGGTCAAATTGGTAGAGTAAGGATTAGTCCTTTTCCATTTAAAGATACTACATTACCAAGTGGTAGAGAAATTAGTAGAGATCAAGAGATCTTAAAGCATATGATTACTCTTGCTGAAACATTAGATATGAGAGATGGATTAGATTCTATTGAAGCACAAACTATAGAGGAGTTTATGACCGAATGTGATGGATTAATGGGTGGTTCTAAGCTTATTAACATGTGTATTGGTGGTCGTGAGTGGGAAAACAAAGAGGGTTATGTAAATAATGATCTTTACTTACCACGTATATCTAAAGATGGAATTGCAATGGAAGCATTAGACAAAGAAAATTCTAGATTACTTAAGTTTGATCGTGCTGTGCATGTAAAAGCTTTAGTTAAGAAAGAAACTTCTAATGATGAAACACCATTTAAAGCAAACTCAGGATCAGGTTCTGATTTTGAGCTTTAATAATTAGTTATTATTAAGTTAACAGGAGAAAGGGGGGTTTAATCAAATACCTCCCTTTTTCTATTAGCCATGATAAGTACAAAGAATCTCATATTGGATGGATCTAAAGTTCCAAGTACATGGGTGTTTGAGTTCTATCTAGATTTACCAGAAAGACTGAATGGACAGAATGTGCAGATTAAATCTGTATTTCATCCATCAGAAAGAACTCCAAGCATGTGGGTATTTGTAGACAAGGGTCAATATAAATTTAAAGATTTTTCTACAGGTAAAGGTGGTAATAGAATTGATTTAGTTAAAGAGCTATTCAATATAGATTATTCTAAAGCTGTATTTAAAATAGGTCAAGACTATAATAAGTTTATTACAGATAAAGGTGTATATACACAGTCTACATTAAAACCAGAAGCAAAGTATAAAGTTGATGGTGTAGTAGTAAGAGCATGGAATAATTATGATAAGAAATTTTGGTTACAATTTAATATTGGTGAAGATATATTAAATAAATACAATGTAACAGCTATAGATTATTATCATATGGTTAAAGAAAATGACAGAATTACTATACAACAACCTTATATATATGGATATTGGGCTAGTGTGGGTGAAGTTTATAAAATTTATCAACCAAGAAATAAGAAGTTTAAATTTATTAAAGTTAAACCTTGGCTTCAAGGATTAGATCAATTAGAATTTAAACAACCTTATCTTGTTATATGTTCTTCTTTGAAAGATGCAATGTGTCTAAAACAATTTGGATACAACATTGAAGTTGTTGCACCTGACTCAGAGAATACTGTAATAAAACCTTATATGATTGAAAATTTTAAGAAAAATTATAAAAAAGTTGTAACTTTATTTGATAATGATGTTGCTGGACATAATGCTGTTAATAAATATAAACAGTTATATGACATAAAAGGCACATGGTTAGACAGTAGCAAAGACATTG